GTCCAAAACAAAATTATGAAGGTGAGAAAGTAACAAGGATAGACTAGATGTTTATCCATTTTTCGTCCTGGAATGCGTTCCGGACTGTGTGGCCCGATTTCCACACTTGTTTCAGTTATGATACTGCAACTTCCCTGCCTAGCACCCCATTGCCCTACGAGTATAACTTCAGGGCGCGGGGCAGCGATTCGAGTTCTTCGTTCGAATCACAGGTAGATGACACAGAATCCCCCTTATCGGGAAGGGGATCGAAGGAAAGGTTTGGCTTGAAGCCGGCCTTTGATGCTTTGGTAGACGTGCGTGACGGTGCGGTCGATGTCCTTCGGACGTCTAGCCGTATCATTGCCCGTGGTTATTCAGAGTTTGACGAGTATGCTAAGAGCAGATATGACAGTGCAGTTTCACAGCACTTTCCGTCTGCCGAACGACGTTTGTGGGTTAGCCGCCCTCAGCGCCCTGGACCACCAAAGTTGGTGGTCCAGTGCGTTGAGTACGCGGCTGACTCATTAAGCGGACGCACATTCGTCGGCCTACAAAACCACAAACGCATGTTTGACCGCGATTTGAGGCGCGTGATCATGGGGAGCTTAGTACGCATCCCATTGCATGGTCAGCCCGCCGGGCACTCACACGCAACTGCCGCTGCCGAGCGCACGTCAGTCACTGTGGCTTTCCACGAGGTAATTCGGGGTGCTGGTCTTACGCCATACGTTGTATCGGCGGGTGACCGGGACCACCGTGCCTCAGGTGGGAAATCCGACGGCTGCCGCCTTCCTTACATGTCGAAAGACTTACTGGAGGAGCGGTTGTATAAGGATAAGGTCAGTGACGAACACGTTTTGGTAATGACGGACGTCGACTATTACACAGACATGCCAGGGTGGCTTCGTTTAGGCAGACCAATTCTGCTCTATACGATGGTACCTTCTGGTGCTGCTGGTGTGCATAGCGATGGCGCGTGGGAGCTCGTGCGGGGTGATTATGTCGACGCGGCCGGGCGTGCGAGCCACTCGGGTACGATGATGCGGTGCTTAATCACCGGTGGGGCGACCTACGAACATCCTCTCTGGGATTACAACCACGACAACGTTTCAGTCATTGATTGGTACGGCAACTGCATCACGTATTACGTTGAGCAGCGCCAGTGCCCCAGTGGCCGTCGTATTGTTGGGTTATTTCCGGGGTCGAGCGTAGCGTTTCCTTACTGGCGTGATGTGCCGCGAAACGAACTCGGGCGGTTTGAGGCCATGGTCGGCGACATTGCAGTGGTTGATATGGGGAACGGCAAACTCTCGATTTCATGCCCAGGCGCTTATGAGGCATTAGAGGTTAGCAGGATAGATTACGTCGGTTGGCAAGCGAAATCGGCCGCTGTTGGGTTGAAGCACGTGGTAGACGTGGAGAAGTGGATGTCAGTCTCGGAGAATAGCAAGACGAAAGCTGCGCGCATTCGTTGGGCCCCCGTCCTTTTTGGTTTACTCCAGAAGGGTTGGAAGCCTGACGGCGCTGTCAGCATGGTTCAAGCGACAAGCTCCGTGGAACTGATTCCCACGACGCCACCGGAACACTACGTTTGCTCACACTCCAGCGCGCCCGGTAGCACGACGACCGGCGGAGACGTTGCAGTGGCCTTTGCGCCACCTTTGGTCACCTTGCCCACCCCAGTCCCCGCGAGATGCATGGCTAACGCCGCAACTGCGCACCACGTTCGCGTGAAGCTGACCCAGAAGAAATTTCAGGGCCATGCATTCAAACACGATCTCGGCGCGTATGCTGTTGAGTTTGTCGGGCTTGTCACGGAGGGCCGGAAGGGCATGGTGGAACCACTCGAAGTCAGCGAGCTTGCGGAGCGATGGACGCGGCCCTCCCAACAGGAGACGGTGCGCGGCTTACACACCTTGGTACAACCTGAAAAGGAACCGCGTACGATGCGTGGTTTCATGAAAGGTGAGGTCGGGTTTAAGCCGCGTCAAATCGTAAACTGTGACGGGGATCATAATGCGTCACTCGCGCTGTATACGCTTGCGATCATGGACGACTTGAAGGCTAACCACCTTTGGGTCGGTTGTGGTCGTACGCCACTCGAAGTCGAAGAGCGGGTCCACGCTGTGGCCACTGGTCTTTCCCTACCCGACGAGTTGCGCGAGCGCTTTGTCCCGGATGGAAAACTCACGACAGCCCACGAGGGCGACATCACCAATTGCGACGGATCGGAGAAACGTTGGCACCGCCAGCACATCACTGACCCCATTATGATCGGACTGACTGTACCGGCCTTGCGCCCCCAGCTTCGAGCTTTGCTCAAGCAGGAGGCCGCAGGCTTCACAGTTAAGATGGCAGAAGGGTACAGTTATGAGGCTGAGTGGGAGCTCATCTCCGGCACGTCCGCGACCACTTTGAAGAACATCCTCAAGGTGAGTTTTGGTGATTATGTCGCACTCCGGCGTCTGGGTCTGACTCCTCGACAAGCGTTTGCATGCCTCGGCGTGTATTGCGGAGATGACTCGGTGAGCGTCGCACTCTCCCTGCCCGGACTCGCAGAAGCCAGGGTTGTAGCCCTTGCAGACCTTGCTATGGACCAGAAGCTCATTGAGCGTCATTCCCCCTCCCCCGTTTCGTTTTTGGGCGAGTACCACTACGGCGCGTTTTTCGACGGCGGCCGGCGGTTACCCGACTTTTGGCGGCAAGTGCAGAAATGTCACTTGTCGTGCAGTCGTGGCATTCCGCTGGACGTCGCTGCGGCGAACAAAGCATGTGGGGCTCTGTCCTCGAGCACTCTCAGCGACCCACTTCTCGGGCCGTGGTTCACCAAGGTGGCGCTGCTTTCGGGCGACGTCAACAAGGCGGCCATGACTCGTGAGGAGCGCTGGAAACTCGGTAAGGAGAGTTCAACTCACCGCGACCGCCTGGCTCTTCGGTCAGAGGTTGTGGACGAGTGGTGTGACGTGTCGGGAGTCGAACGGTCGGAGCTAGAGGACATCCTCGTCAAGATTGACGCAGCGACATGTCTCGCAGAGCTCCCGCGTGGGGTGCTCGACAACGTGCTGATCACGAAGCAGCTTTTGCCAGGAACGGCGAATGCTAGTGGAACGATCGTGCCTGTCGATGAGCCAGCCCCCGTGCATAATGACAAAGTCGAAAAGCAACGGCAAGAGCGGCGCGAAGGCGCCCGCAACCCCCCAACAGGTGGCAAACGCCACCCGCGGCCTCAAGATAAAGAAGCGCCGCGCCCCCCGCGCACAGAGGACGGTCGGATCACCCGGCAGTTACAGCGTGGCGGTGCGCGCGCCGTTCAGTCGGGCCGCGGAAGGCGTCCGCCTTCCTGATGGGAACCCCCTCCTCTCAACCACCCTAGCGCTCACACAGAAAGTGCAGCTGCAATCCAATGCTAGCGGAGAGGTAGACGTGACTATTTTACCTAATCTGTCTTGTCACTCATTCACGACTCGTGGGAACCTTTCGGGGGGCCTACAGTTGGCCTTGGCCACGACCACTGGTACACCAGATACGTTGTTTACGACAACGACTACTACCAATGCTCGCGGCTTCGGTTTTGATGTGGAGACTTTGAAGGCACAGTATTCGCGATACCGCATCGCTGCTTATGGTGCGCGGCTTCGTGCTACCGCGGGAACGAGTGTTGCTGGTGAGTTCACATGTGCAGTTATGCCCCTTAAGGGACAGGCGCCTGTGTTTTCTGCATCTCAGCCGGCTGTTTTGCGTGGGTCCGATGGTGCCGCCTCGTCGATTAATTCGTACTGGGGCGTTTCCGGACCTCGCGGGACGCTGTCAGAGATCATGACACACATGGGTTTACCTGTCTCCGGAACGGATAACTCTGCAGTGTTGGACTATACCAAGCTCACCAACACCCCGATGCACGCTGTGGCGAGCTCAGCTCAGGTGGCGGCCCGTGGCCTCCACATGCGAGGAATGCCGTTTGAGGCCTCCGCCCGCGACTACATCACTACTGCATTCGGTGCCCTTGGCACAGATTCAGTGGATGTTGGGACCGTGGTGGGGACCGCTGTGGCGTCCTCGTATGCACAGCAGCAGTACGCTGTGGACATGTCGTTTCTCCGCGTTGGTGGTACCGAAAGTATCGTTATCGGGGGGTCGGGTTTTCCGGCCTCTACCGTTATCGGAACTGTCGAGATCATCTTTCACGTTGAAGCGATTACCAACCCGCAGTATGCTGTTCTCGTGCGTCCGACTGGCCAAGCCCCAGTCGCCAAATCCAGTCAGACCATTGATCAGGTCCTCACTACGCTCCACCGTATTCCCCGCATCAGCTTTGCTGATGTGGTGCAGACGGTTGGGGACAGTATGTTAGGCGAGATCGAAGGCAGAGCGGGCGCGGCGGCTGGTGGCGCGGTGAGCTCGGTCGCCGGGATGCTGGGAAGGCTGCTCATGGCCGGCGTCTGAGCCTGGTTCCGAGGGGAGTGTACGTAACGCACCGATGATGAGGGCATCGGTGACACTGGATTATGCGTTGTGTCAGCATAGACCGCCTGGTGCGGTCCAAAACAAAATTATGAAG